AACGCCTTGCCCAACTCATTCCGCCGATACAGACAATAGCCAACCATTTCTTCCAGAAGCGCCCGGACTTCCGCATCATTACAGGCCAGCCGGTCAAGGGTGTGATCCAGCAGTTCCGAATAGGCGGCGGGATTGTAGGGCCAGGGAATTTTATTGGTGATCACCACGTCCGGGGAAAATGGATGGAAAGTATCGTCCCGCAAGTCATAAAGGCCGTTGCTGAAGGCGATCAGGGCGGGGTTGGTTGGCTTCAGTTCTTCTTCAATGGAAATTTGAAGGTAGGACAGGACTTCCGATCTTTGCGCCCGCTTCAGGTTCGGGATATGTTTGATCATGGCCGCTTCCAAGGGGACGGCTCCGGGAATGTAAATCCCGTCTTTGTAAATGTGCAACTGCCCATTGATCTTCACAATATGGTTGTTGTTCTTCATGTAATTCCCGAATTTATCATGCAAAAACGTCTTTTCCTTGAAGAAAATGGGCTTCTTGAAGGCATCGTCCCTCAAAATGGTTTCAAGTTCCCGGCTGTCCAGGGGATCAGGAAGGACGTACCGGTTGATCAGTCTGATACATTCACGGGCTTCTTCCTTGGTGAAATCCTCACTTTGAAGGGTCAGGATGTAAGTATATAGGGCCGTGTTCCTGCCATCCCCGGCTTCCATGGTCAAGAAGTCCTGATTGGTTTTCACCGGGGTCAGCCACTTGGGAATCTCCTGAATTTCATCTTCCGGGCAATCCAGCAGAATGGCCCGATCCACACCATTAAAGCGCATAATGGCATAGCTGTTGTTCCGGCCCACTTTGGCATCCGTGGTAATCCCCACGGCAAGGGTTTGTTTTGTCCAGCTTTTTTCCACGGTGCCTTCCGGGTTCTTGAAGTAGAAGTGTTTTCCCCTGGTGGTGGCGTACACTTTACACTTCAAGCCCAAGTCTTGAACCATTTTGAACAGAATATCAGACGTTGGGCCATCGTCCACATCAATCAAAATGGTTTCGTCCCCAAGAATGGCGGCAAATTCATCAGCGTCCCGCACATCGTCCAGGGTTTTCAGGCGTTTCACACCTTTGAATTTCTCTAAACACTCCTTATTCCTTGTCAGGACATAGCCCCTAAACAATTCCACGGCTTAAAGCCCCCCCCCCAAGGTGTCAAATGTTACGCCGAAATCTGCCAACCGGTCATAGATCATCTTGATATAATAGCCTTTGTCCAGTTCTGCCGGGATCGGCAACCCGGTTACATCGTCATTGATGAAGAAACAGTGTTCAGGGGTATTGGCAAACTGTTCCGGGTTCTTTTCCCGGCCCCGAACGATCTTCCCGGAAACTTTGAACAAACCGCCTTTTTGGGTGTCCGTGGAAGCAAACACCCGGAAAGTTTGATCTTTCTGGATTTCTCCACCATAGAAGCGTTTCACGGTCTTTGACCGGCCCTTTTCGTCCCGGATTTTCTGATAGAAGATAGTGGGGGAATACAGGGCATATTTGTATTTGCTGGAAACCTTCACAACCTTCTGGAAGTCCCGCAAGCTGGTACAGGCTCCAACGGTTTCTTCCGGCAAGGTGCCGTGAAGGAAATAGTCAATGATCCCCCGGTTCACAATGGGAAGGTCATAGTCCAGATCAGACAGCTTCTTCACATAGGCCCCCTTGCATTTCCACCGGGGCTTCCCCTTTTCATCGAATAGCGGGCCTTCCGGGACAATCAAATAATTGTTCACGTCCTTCTGAAAAACCTTGTGGAATTCATCGAATTCAAGGCGCATCCCGGTACGCTTTTCCCACTCCCAACAAATATCATCTATCAGGTCATAATCTTCATACCGGCGCAACTTCACCAAAATGCCATCGGTATTGCTTTGGATAATGTCACAGTGATCTTCCAATCGTTCAATCAAATCCAGAAGAAGCAACTGCCCACCCACACAAACATTGTTGGCTTGCCGGGGATCAAATAGGGCGTTGTGGCGGTCTTTCATAGCGCCATAGGTAGAATTCAGAACGATTTTATAGGGCTGTTGCATGGGGTTCTTTTCCGCCTTCAGCGTTAGGCGGGTGTGGTATATTTCCGCATACCGGGCCGGGTCTTTCACGTTGCGGCTGATCCAGCCATATTCCAGCATTAAGGACGGGTAATAACTCGCCACATCGACATTGATATACCAACCTTCCCCGGAATACTTGGGAATTGCACCGTGAAGCCCACCCCATGCAAAGACATGGGGAACCCCGGCCACATCCAGGGAAAGGGTGTTGGAATAATCCCGGTTCAAAGGGTTTTTATAAAAGTTCAAAACGCTTGAATAGCGTTCAATCCGCAAGGTTTTTGGAATCTCAATTTCAAATTCGTCATTATGATCCCGCTGAACGGCTCCAAGGATTTTGGCGGATAGCTGGGCCTTGGTGCGCCCTATGTCCCCAATGGGAAGGTTGAAGGCTTTCACAAGGGACATTTGGGCATCGAATTCATCTTCCTTCCGCCGCAACCAGACTTCCACGGTTTCTTCCACGTCATGGCGGCAATACTTCACCGTTTCGGCCAGTTCTTCTTCAGTCAGGGGGCGGTCAATGTCAAAGGGGACAGACGTTTCCTTGATAGAATGGCCCATGAACGCTTCCAGGGCCTTCAAACTGATTGGCGGGTTGGGCATCACGTCATAGTTGATCACCGGATAATCACGGAACAGGCTGGAAAATCTATATCCGGGCTTGTCCTGCAAAATAATCCAGTCATTCACCTTCTTGGGGTCAAACCCGCAAAGAATAGCCTTCAGGATGTATTGGTCATAGTTCCGGCTGTTGTAACCAACCCAAATGTCACCCTTGTGGGCTTCATAGAATTGAAGAAGTTTGGCGGGATCGTTGATAATCACGGTTTCCTTTTTGGCGTAAATATCAATCAGAACCACAAGCCAATCATATTTGAAAACCTCAAAATCATAAAAAACCATCAATTCACCCACTTTCTGTAATAATTTTCGGTGAATTAGTGAAAACAGGCCCGCCACGGGAAGGCTTCACCATAGGCCCAACCGGGGGGGGCTTGCGCCCACACCCCCGGCCTGTTGAAGATTAGTTGGCGTCAAAGACTTCCGTGATCTTGATGGAATTGAACTGGGAATCGTCATACTCCACGGCATCCTCGATCTTGCCGTCAATGGCTTCCGCCACGTCCATCACCAGATCGGCAAACTGCTTGTAGTCCTGGAAGGCCACGTCCACGCCGCTGTCCAGGGTGTTCAGCCATCCCACGGCGGATTTGATCATCCGGCCATCATCCTTGGTGCCGTAGATCACCCGGTTCATGAACAGGCGCTGGTTCTTGTACTCGCCGGACAGAATCTTGAAGGAAACGGCCAGCATGGGGCGGTTGTCCTTCTTGGTGCCCTTGATTTCCAGGGACACAAGGGCCACTTCATACTTGCCAGCCGGGATGGTGGGGAAGTCCCCGGTGCCGTTTTCGGAAGCGTTTTCCACGTCCTTCCGCAAACCCTCCAGGTCAACAGAACGGTTGATCTTGTCAAAGTCGATTGCCATTGTAAGTACCTCCATTAAATTTGATTTTCTATGATTTTTCCGATTTCTCGGACTGCGTGGGTTATCCTTTGCCGGTTCATCCGGGGGCCTTGCAAAACCTCCATAATTGTGGCGGCTTGCTCTTGAATATCCGTGAACGCTGTTCTATTGCTTTCCAGGCTTGCTTCATAGCCGGTCAGATCGGTTTCCACTTTTGCCGTGGTATAATCAGCGGCTTCTTCCAGGCGGTTCACATGGGCTTCAAGCCACTTTGCCGCATCCATACCCATTTCCTGATCCACCATGTCCAGAAAATCCCGGAACTTGAACAAGGTGTGGTTGGAACCGTCCTTCAGGGAAACCACCACGGGGCAAGGATCAATTTTCATCAGCTTTCTTCCCGCTTCCTCCGGGTGCGCCGGGTAGGGGTCTGGGCGGGGGGTTCCGCCGTCTGCGGCTTGGTGGTGTTCACGCCCATCATGGGGGCTTCTTCCTCCGGCTTGGGGCGATCCCACAAAGGGCACTTTTCCGGCCCGCCGTCCTTGTGGCACCGGTGCGCCGCATCAATGGACGGACAAAGGGGAATATCCGGGTTTTCCTCATGCTGTCTGAAAATGCGTTCCGCATCGGGACAGGTGGGAAGCTGGACAGGATCAGCGGCTTCCGGCTTCCCGTCACCATCTCCCTTTTCGCCGTCCTGGGCGGGTTCATTGGGCTGATCAGCGGGCGGGGTTCCAGGGGTGGGCTTCCTTGCCCTTCTGCGGCCCGTCTGCGGGGCGCTGGACGGCGTTTCATCGGTGGGCGGGGTGTTTACCTGGGGTTCGGCTCCGGGGGCTTCTGCGGGCTTCTTGGTGGCTTTCTGGTTGGCTTCCTCATAGACTTCACAGAAGGCGGCATAGTCCAGGGGAATTTCCTTATTGTGGACGGTCAACCGCCCCCCGCCGAAAATGACTTCAGAAGCCTTGAAGGACAGAACCCGTTCGTTATCGTCCGCCACGATCCGGGCCACAAGGTCAACCATACCGGCAACCTTGTTGGCAACCTTATCCTGAAGGTTGGGCTTGATGGAACTGATCTTGTCCCCGCCCTTGCGGGTCAGGTCACGGGTGCGATCCTCATGGGAAATCAGGACAATGTTTTCATAGTCCAGGTTCAGAAGGCGCTTCAGGGTGTTCAGGAACTCGGAACGAACCATGTCCCATGCCCGGAAGGAATCATCACTTTCGTGTTTCCACCCTTGCCGCTCACAAATGAACACCCGGCACGCTTCATAAACATCTTCCAGCAGGTCAACCACAATGGTCTTGAAGGTGTTCTGTTTCTTTTCCAGTTCGTCCACGGCTTCCGTGAAAACCTCATAGGCCAGCTTGCGCTTGGTGATCCGGCCCTCCACGGTTACGGTGTCCTTAATGGACAGGTAGGGGGCATCCACGAACTTGATGTTGCCATCGGTGTTCAACATCAAGGGATCGGGGAAGCTGTTGGCAAAGAAGGTCTTGCCGCTGAATGGTGCGCCGTACACCCACACCACTTTCTTCTTGGTGGCGTCCGGGGTGCGCCGCTTGTTTTCGGGAAGAAGCATATAGTCCCATCCTTTCATACAGAATTCTTCATATTCACACCAACCACAGAAGTGATTTGGTTTCTTGGGGTAGTCGGTGGCTTCCAGAATGTGTTTGGCATCGGTCAGGAAGTCCACCACTTTCAGGGAGTTATACTGCACTTGCTCCACCCAAGGGGTGGCATCGGCCAGGGCTTCAGTCAGGCGGTCACGAAACTGAATCAGGGTTTCCGTTCCCTTCTGCCTGATCTTCACCTTGGGGACAAAGAGGAAATAAAGGTTTCTGATTATACAGTTGGGGTGGGTCAACTCAAACCAATACTTGTATTCGTGAAGTTGCCCGCTTTCCAAGTAGCTTTTGGAATTGTTGGAATACTTGAAATCGTACAGGTCATAGTAATTCAGCCCAAGAAAGGTATCTTTGAACACCGGGGCCAAATAGTCCATGAACCCAATGAAGTCAGCGTTCCCAATGGGAAGTTCAAACCGGCCACCGGGGGGCAACAGCGCCGCCGCCTTAGGGATTAGGGCTTCCAGCTTGATCATTTCATTGATGTGTTCATCGGTCAGCACCGGGAAACTGTTTTGGTAGAACTCCAACGCCTGGGCCACACCTTCTTCAATCCCGGTGTGAAGGGCCGTCCCCAAGATTAGGGCGTTGTCCGGGTCGGTGTTGGGGATCGTTCCGATCCGGTCAACATATCGCATTTGGTATTTGAACGGGCAACGGTTGAAACAATCAACCCGGCTATGGGACAGTCGCAAGGCCACGTTATCACCCCTTTCACAATGTCTTTGAAGGTTTCAAAGCCTTCCGGGTACAGGATGAAGGCCAGCCCACCCGAATAGTTGATTTGCTGGACATTCCGCTTCTGAAGGTCGGAAGGGGTGCCGTGGGTGTCCTTCAGTTCCACTTCCAAGGCGATCCCATTTACCACGATCCGCATATCAGGAAGGCCGCTTTTCTGGAACCGGCCACCACCCCAACGCTTTTCATAGTAGCCATAGGGGTGAACCGTGATTTTGTCCTTGGGGTGGCCCAAGGGGTAAATCCCAACACTTTCCAACCACCGCTTCAAGCGGTTTTCAAAGTTCTTTTCACCGGCCACGGCTTTTCACCCCCCCCGCTGAATCAATCCGTGATCCCATGCGTGTCTCGTGTTTTCGGAAATAGTGGCCCATTCCAGTTGGGACGCTCGGCAATCGTGCTTTTTGCCCCGCTTGTGGTTCACCACCGGCTTGTTTTCCGGGTTAGGGATGAAGGCCAGGGCCACAAGGATATGTAACCGGCAATTCACCCCATCCAGCTTCACCCGTAAATAACCGGAACCATCGTCATACGGGGTCAACAGCTTCCCGGTTTTTACAGAACGAACTTGGGCCAATCGGTTGATCTCATAGTTTGGGTGTCCAGGGCAAGGGTGCCACTTTATGATCACGCTTCACCCCTCCAACAATCGGATCAGGGCGTGAATACCACGGGTGTTGGAAAACCCCTGAATTTTGCCGGTTCCAGCGTAGAATTGGAACAACCGATCATCCGATTTCCGCCAACAGTGAAAGTGGCCGGTCTGTTCGTTCTTCAACTGGTATTCAATCCCGTGGTTCTGAAACTGCTGGATAGCATAAGCGATCCGGTCAGAATTTTTGGCAACTCGTTCCCGGTGCTTTTCCTCCGCTAACAGGTGATAACCACCATCAAAGGAATCTTCCGGGTGGGCTTCCCGCTCTTGTCGGGTCATGTGGAATCACCCCCTTTGGCATGGCTTTCAATACTTAACGAAAACCACCGAACTTGACCAAGGGGAATGTGCCGGTTCTGCCCATTGGATAAACGCATCCACAAATAGGCGTTTCCGAACCTTACTTCTGTTGCTTCAAAGGTTTCAAGATAGCCGTCAAACCAACGAACATTCACAATGTTTACCGTGTTTTCTTTTTGAAGGTGGTAGCGCAATTCACGGTTTTCAGCCTGTAAAGCATCCAATTCAGCGGTCAATTCTTCAAGCGTTTTATCCGGCATCCTTGCCACCGTCCTTCAGGGTGATCTTCACATAAGCGGCCCTGGGCGTGTCTTTGGCGCAATCCGCCGCCGCTTCCGGGTATTTCTTCTTCAGCTTGGCCGAATCCACGCCGTGGGCCACGGTAGGTTCCACATAGGTCAGGTTCAGAATACCGCTTTCAAACTTCTTGATCCCGAACCGCTCCATAGCAGAAAGCAACGCCGCCTTCAGGTTTTTTTCCTGTTCCTCCACAGCCTTCTTGTGGGCCACCAGGGCCGAAATGGCGTTCAGCGTGGCAAGCTGGGACTTCTGGAACACCTGAAGGCCGCTTTCTTCATCGAAAATGGCATCCTCACAGGCGGCGGCATCCTCACCACAGGCTTCCGGGCAAGTCTGATTTTCCGGGCAACACTGACAGCACCCGTTGAACTTGCCCAAAGGGCAGTTGTTTTTACACTGGATCATGCGATTCACTCCTTTACGGTTTTTTCTTCAGATCGTCCAGCCAATCCCGGACGGTCTTGGAAATCAGATAGTAGAACAGGGGGAGAAAGAGGAAGAACGCTTCCCCGCCAATGGCCGCATAGCCCCGATCAAACCGGGCCTGTTTCGCCGCCATCTTGAACAGAAGGAAACCCAAAAGGGTCAGGGCCAAATACTTCAAAATGGGGCGAATGTCCACCCTGGGCCATTTAGGCCGGGGTTTGGGCTTCATGTTTTCGGAACAATTCATCGTTATAGTCCTTTCGCAAGTTCAAGGTTTGAAGAATATCTTCTTCCACCGTTCCGGGACAGATCAGAAGGTAATAGAAACAGGGGCGTTCTTGTCCCATCCGGTGGGTGCGCTTTTGGGACTGTTCCCACAGTTCCCACCCTTCCGGCAAGCTGAAGTAAATAATCTTGTTTGCCTTCTGGAAGTTCCCGCCCCTTGCCCCGGCCTGAAACTGAACAAAGGTCACGGAATCGGTTTTGTATTCGTAGGCGGTCAAATCCTTCACGTCCCCGGCCTGGATAGAGATAGGCCGGTTCAACCCCCGGACGATCCGGGCCATTCTTTCCCGTTCTTCCGTGAAGTTATAGAACACAATCAACCGATCATCCGTACTGTTCGCCAAGTCCCTGAAGGCTTCATACCGGGCCGGGTTATACAGGCCGCATAGTTGGCGGGCATACAGACGGCGGGTCAAGCTGGTGTCCCCAATCAGTTCCTTTTGGAAATCCTCATTGGAACCCCAAAAATCTGAATCCAGTTCAAATTCCTGAAGGTTGCCGGTGTCAAGGGTTACAACGCCTTTTTTCAGGAACTTGTGATAGAGTGGGGACGGTGCGGTTTTCACCTGGATCAGCGGCATTTTTTCAGGAAGAACAATCCCGGCTTCATCGGTGGTCATAAATACGGCCCCATAGTCAGCCAACTTCTTCTTCAGGCGATCAACATTCTTGTAACCGGTGATCCGTTGCCGCCAAAATCCATCATTTTCAACCCATTCCGTGGCAACGTACTGTTTCCAGAAAAGGTCTTTGCTGATATTCCAGCCCAACAGTTGGCATTGGCTCCACAGCTTTTCATATTTCCCGCCCGTAGGGGTGCCGGACAGAAGAACCACGTTTTCCGGTTTCAGGCCCAAGATAAACTTTGACCGTTTGGCGGTTTCATTCTGGATCAGGGAACTTTCATCCAACATCAGCGTGAAGCCGGTCAAGGATTTTAGAATCTTCCGCCTGAAGGTCAGTTCGTAGTTGATCACCCCACAAATAGGATCGGGGCTTCCGTCCGTAACCGCCGCCATAAAGGCGGCAAAGTCATTTTTCTTGGTCAGGTCATAAATGATCCAGTTGTGGTTCATGGCATAGTTCAGAACCATGTGATCCAACCAATCCTGAATCTTGGAGTGTTGGCACACCACCAAATTGATCCGGCTGTTCAGTTCCAGGGCCTTTTCCGAACCCACAAAGGTCTTTCCAAGGCCCATGTCCAGATAGTAGGCGCATCGGTTGTGGGCGGCGGTCAGGTCAAGGGCCTTTTGCTGGTGGGGGAATAGGTTCATTTGCCCTTCCCCACCCGCATGATGTAGATACAGGCATCCACCCGGTAAGCGTCATACCCCTTGGGGTGGGCGGCGTTGTACTTGCGCCGGTGGCTGGAAATGGTGGACAGCTTGGATTTGGCTTCCTTGGGGGTGTTGTACTGGAAGCACATATTCTTTGCGTTGCCGCTGGTCAGGAAATCTTCAATGGCCTTGATTTCCTCGCTTTTGGTGCCGCCGTTGAAGGACTTCTTGGGCGGGGCCTGGACGTTGTACTTGATTTCCATGGTTTTCACTTTTTTAAGTTCGACATCTAATATTTTAATAATGATTTTACATCACCAAAAATATCAGAAACCCAATTAATGTAAAGGAAATTATTTGCCGAGAACCTCATGCTGCTTGGCAATCAGCTCGCGGATTCCCTTCTTCGCCAACAACAGCAAATCATTAAAATCAGCCTCTTCAAACGGATTCCCTTCTGCCGTCCCCTGAATTTCCACAATCTTGAAGCTTTCGGTCAACACAAAGTTC